GTCATGGCGTTAGGACCATTTATTTATAAGGTTTCCAAAATGGTAACTCAACAATGGAATGTCGAAAATGACATCTGTTACACTTCCGGTTTGACCGCAGAACAAATTGGCTCATGGAGAGGTCAATTTGGCGATCGACCTGTGACCTTACTAGAATGTGATGAAAGTAGATACGATGCGCATCAGGGAGAAGGAGCTTTTCTAAATCAGTACTCCTGTTATCTCAGATGCGGTATTAATCAATACTATCAGGCTGGAGAAGCTATCCAGTCAATGAGGTCAATAACAGGTTACAGCAGGAAACAATTAAAGTACAGAGTACCCTACACCATGACAAGTGGTTCACCAACCACATCCGTAGGCAACACAATAAACAATGCCACCACCCTAAAATTCGCCATAGACACAACTTATCCCGGTCTTAGGTATAAGATGATTGTCCACGGTGATGACAGTTTGGTTGTTTTTGAGGGTCTGCTTTCTAAAGAGCTACAAGAGAAGCTACTGGAAGGAATTAAAGACCTCAAACATAGATTAGGGTTCAAGACCAAAGCCAAATTCACCACTGCCTGGTACGATGTTGAATATTGTTCATCATTGTTCTGGCCTTGTGACAATGGCTCATATGTTTTGGGACCTAAACTAGGCAAACGATTGCCAAAACTAGGCTTTAGTATCAATAGACTCAGTCCTGGAGAAGTCAAAGGAATGTTGATAGCACTGAAGATTGAGTGTCAACATATACCTGTAATACGCTTATACGCCGAGCGTAATTTACGATATCTCAAGGATGTCAATAAAGTCGATTATGTTGATCCAAGGAAAATTTACAAAAGTTTAGCCACTACGAGGCATAGGGTTGATAGAGATACTGAGTATTTCTTCCTTATGCGTTATGGTGTCACGGTTGAAGAAGCAGAGAAAGCTTATGAGAAGTGCTGTGGGAGCACAATCAAGTCTATGGATAATTATGGATTCATAGACTTGTTTTCCGAGAGGGACCTATAGTCCTGATCGGAACTGGGCGTATATATAAAATGAGTAAAATAAACAATTATTGCGGACCTTATTGGAATGATGGAAAGTTCCAGACCAGTCAGAGGAGAGTACGAAATGAACCCGCTAGTGCGTTCGATGCTACATGCCTTCATCATGATTATAATTATGCTTATAATATGGATCGTATGTCAAGAAATATAGCCGACGACAAATTTTATCTTGACAATTACGGAAAAGGCTTTGTGAGAAGCATTGCAGCTTTGCTAGTTAGAAATAATATTCGTTACAGGAACCCTAAATTCAGAGGTTCACAACGTCAAAGTTATAACAAGTGGATGGAACCAGGTTTTGAAGTTCCACAGGTACATCGTGATTTTAGGCCATATTATGTCCCTCCGGTTCATACTGATAGTCCAATCCTCACCGGAACAACTTATAACCCATATGAGGTTGTCGTTGATCCAAGTGGGGATGTCATTGACGTCAGCGGAGGTGGGCCTGATAAGACGAAAACTACTACGAAAACTAAGTATAGACCCAAAGTTCCGCCGCTTGATCCGGGCACACCCGTTAGTCCGGGTGTCCGGCCTAGTAGCAACAAACA